AATCGCAACTATTACAACTGCACAAGGATTTAGTGGTTCTCTTTACGGAATTGGTGATGTGTTAGCATTTAGTGGTTCAGTAGCAACTAGATTATTCAACTTAGAAATATCAGCATCGTTTGGGCCAGATGGTGGAGAACTTTAAAATTAAATAAAATTATAATAGAAACCCCTCTTAGTAGGGGTTTTTTATTTTATAGTATATTTATGTTCGTAGTATATACTACATTTTTTGTTAGATAACTTTAAAGACTTAGCCATATGGCATCAATTGTTCAACTGAAACGCTCTGCGTTATCGGGTAAGGTACCTGGTACAGGTTCACTTAATTTAGGAGAATTAGCATTAAATACTTACGATGGTAAGATATTTTTTAGACGTTCAGGTTCGACAGACACAATCCAAGAAGTAGTAACAACAAATGTTTTAAACACAGGTTCCGTAACCATTACAGGAACATTGACGGCAGGGTCTATTGTAGGTTCAATATCAGCATCTAATGGTGTAGTGAGTGGTTCATCTCAAGTAATTGGAATACTCTCCTCATTGAACTCTTACACTGCTTCATACGCAACAACGGGTTCAAATCAATTCACCGGTTCTCAAAATATTACCGGTTCGTTAAGAGCAACTTTGACGGGTTCTTTTGGTTCTTTGAAGGTAAATGATACACTTACTGTTAATCATGGTGAAACAATAATGAGTGGTTCAGCATTAGTAACATCTGACTTAACTATATTAGGAGCAGTTAATGCAAGACAATTCAACATTTCAGTAATTTCCTCATCTGTCCTTTTTGAAAGTGGTAGTTCTAGATTTGGTAATACATCAGACGATACACATGACTTTACGGGTTCAGTTAATGTAACGGGTTCACTATATGTAAATGGTTCTCAAGTTGGAATAGCACCTGGACCAAACACATACGATTTCAATTTAGACCCTGAAGCAGCAGGTACTGTAAATTATATAGTAGACAGTACCGAAAACACATATGCATTGGCACAAACTGGTTCTTTTGATGTAAAAATATCAAATACAACAAGATTATCAGTAAGTTCATCAGCAATGTGGGTAACAACGGGTAGTATAACTTCTAACTACATGCACTTAGCAAAATACATAACAAACGGAGGTGATTTAGATTTTAATATTTAAGATATTTATAACAAACAGAAAAGATAATAAATGGCAGCTATATTTCAAATAAGGAGAGGTACATCCAATGTTTCACTAACGGAAGGTGAATTATATTTACATCAAGGTTCCGGGTCAATTCAATTTGGTAGTGGGTCAACAAAATACAATACATTAACATTAGATGCTCCTGTAAAAGGTGATATCAATTTAATTGGTAATATATCCGCATCAGGAGATGTTAGAATTGGTGGAAACATTTATTTAGGAGATAATTTGGCAAATGATAGTGTAAATGTAAACTCACCTTTTAGTGGTTCACTCATCCCATCTGGTTCGAACATATTTGATTTAGGTAGTAACACATATAAATATAAAAATGTATACGCAACATCTATATCAGGTGCAATAGCAGCAACAAATGGTGTAATATCGGGTTCATCTCAAATATTAGGAGGAACTGGAATCGTAAGTGGTTCATCTCAAATTACATATGCAAACATTAGTTCTATCCCATCCGGAATATTTAGTGGGTCATCCCAAGTAGATGCGGATTCAATTACTAACTTTGATTCGAATGTTAAAGATAAATTAAATACCGATGGAGTAATATCAGGTTCATCACAGGTGACTCTATTATTACCAAATGGAGTAGTTAGTGGTTCTTCACAAATACCAACATTATTACCTACTGGTGTAGTGAGTGGTTCTTCACAAGTATTGGGTGGAACAACAATTCATAGTGGTTCATTTTTTAATGGTATTAGTGTAGTTTCGGGTTCTTCACAAGTAATTGATATACTGACTGAATTAAATTCATACTCAGCTTCTTTGAAATCGGCAATAGCATTAAGTGGAACAAATGTAACAATTAATGGTAATTTAACGGTAGTTGGAACAACTACTCAAATTGATTCAACAACTATTAATATTGGAGATAACATTATTGAATTAAATTATGGTGGTTCTCAAACTACATCTGGTATTATTGTAAAAGATGCAACGGGTGGTTCAACTATTTCGGGTTCTTTATTGTGGGATTCTACAAACGACTATTGGAAGGCAGGAGCATTAGGAGCTGAAAGTAAATTATTAAGAGCAGATGGTGATTCAGTAGTAAGTGGTTCATCTCAAATTACACCATTATTACCTACCGGTGTAGTTTCGGGTTCATCTCAAATTACTTATACAAGTATCTCCTCTATCCCGGCAGGTATAGTAAGTGGTTCTACACAAGTAACTTCATTATTACCAACCGGTGTAGTTTCAGGTTCTTCACAAGTATTGGGTGGAACTGGAATATTTAGTGGTTCATCCCAAGTAGATGCAGATTCAATTACTAACTTTGATTCAAATGTTAAAGTAAAATTAGATACTGACGGAGTGGTTTCGGGTTCATCTCAAATTATTTATACAAGTATATCTTCAATCCCAGCAGGTATTGTTTCAGGTTCTTCACAAGTAGTTGGAATATTAAATTCATTGAACACATATACAGGTTCAAATGACACAACCAATACAACTCAAAATACAAGGTTAAGTAGATTAGAAGAAAGTACATCATCTTTAAATACATTTAGTGCATCAATGAATGCATTTTATAATCAATTTACTGCATCAGGAGTTGGATTTAGTGCATCGGTAGATAGTAGATTAGACGAATTAGAATATACGGCATCATTTGGTAGTGAAGCAACAATTGCAGGTCAATTCGGTGCACTACAAACAATAACCGCATCATTGATGTTGGCAACTAGTTCTTTACAATCATTTACATCATCACAAGAAGAAAAAAATATAACCATTGGAAGTTACACATCTTCAATGAATATATTTACTGCAAGTGTTAATAGTCATATTTCAAATCTAAATGCTGCAACTTCATCTTACGAAACAAATGGTAGAGGAATTGTAAGTGGTTCATCTCAAATAACTCCATTATTACCTACGGGAGTAATTAGTGGTAGTTCTCAAATTACATCAATATTACCTTCTGGAATAGTTTCCGGTTCTGCTCAAGTTTCCGGTTCAATATTTACTACAATTAGTGGTGATATTGCAATTACAACAAATGGAGTTGCAACAATACAAGCAAATTCAGTAGCATTAGGAGTTGATACAACTGGTAACTATATGAGTGATTTAACACAAGGTACCGGTGTTACGATTTCACATACTCCTGGAGAAGGTTCAACTGCAACAATTTCAATTGCGCAAGCAGTAGCAACAACATCCGATGTACAATTTGGTTCATTAGGGATTGGTGGAGCAGCAAGTGGAGTTAGTGGTGAAATTAGAGCGACGGGAGATATCACCGCATTCTATTCATCCGATATTCGTTTAAAAGAAAATATTGTTCCAATAGAAAACGCATTATCAAAAGTTGAAGCAATTACTGGTAACACCTACAATTGGAAAGACGGATTTGAAGAAATACATTCTCATAAAGGAAACGATTTGGGTATAATTGCACAGGAGATTCAATCAGTATTACCTGAAGTTGTAACCGAAAGAGATAATGGTTATTTAGCAGTTGATTATATTAAATTAATACCAGTATTAATTGAAGCAATAAAAGAATTATCAGCAAAAATAAAGGATTTAGAAAACAAATAGATATTTATAGGGGTATAAGTAATTTCTTATACTTTAAACTAAAAAAAAGAGTAAACTAAAATGGGACTTAAATTTAGACGTGGTACGACCGCACAAAAATCTGGTTCGTTAGCATTTGGAGAGCCGTATGTAAATACAGACTTGGGAACATTACAAATTGGTGGAGCAACCGGTGATATTACATTGGGAGCATCAGGAACAGGAAGTCAGGGTTCATTCGCTGGTATTTCAGGTTCATCATTAGACATTACAGGAAACGCAAAAATTGATGGTAATTTAAGATTGGGTGGTAACATTACAATCGGTGATAATACTGCCGATAATGTAACTGTTGTAGCATCTTTAAGTTCTTCACTTATTCCTTCATCGGATAGTGTATTTGATTTAGGTTCTCCTAGTAAACAATGGAGAGACTTATATTTATCATCTGCATCATTATATATTGATGGAACTCAAGTACTTTCATCAAACGCAACAGAATTAATATTTACAACCGATACTGGTCAATCAATTAAATTTAATGAATTAGGTACTGATAATATTACATTACAAACCGTAGATGGAGATATTGAATTAAAATCTTCAGGTGGAGGTGATGTATTATTAGACCCAACTACTGGTATAGTTTCGGTAAAAGGAAATGTTAGCATGCAAGATGGTACGGCTAAATTTTTAAGTTCAGGTGGGAATAGTATAGTATTTGGAAATAATTTAGAAATAACTGGTTCTATTACTACTACTGGAGCTATAAACGGATTAACTTTATCAGCGGGAATAGTTTCAAGTTCAGCACAAATAACATATGCAAGTATTAGTTCTATCCCAGCAGGTATAGTAAGTGGTTCATCTCAAATAAATGCAGATTCAATTACTAACTTTGATGATAATGTTTTAGCATATAATAATTCATTAGCAGTAGTAAGTGGTTCGGCTTCAAATGTTAAAACTTTCTTATCATTAGGAAACGTAACAAATGAAAGTAAAGCAACAATGTTTACTTCTCCTACATTTACAGGTACTCCAGAAGCACCAACAGCTGCAGCAAATACAAACTCAACTCAAATTGCAACAACAGCATATGTTCAAACAGAACTTACCGATTTAATTGGTGGTGCAAATGCTGCATTTGATACCTTATTAGAGATATCAGCATCCCTTGCATCTGGTGATTCTACTTTAAATACTTTAGTAGATGGTAAATTAGCAAAGGCATCAAATTTATCAGATTTAACAAATACAGGTACTGCAAGAACTAACTTAGGAGTAGCAATTGGTTCAGATGTACAAGCATATAACTCAACACTTGCTGCAGTAGCAGGTGGAACATATAGTGGTGATGATTCTATTACAACAATTGGAACAGTAACTGCAGGAAGTGTAACTGCTATTTTACCAACTGGTGTAGTTAGTGGTTCATCTCAAGTAAGTTTAGGTTCTGCAAGTGGAAATATTGCATTGGCAACTCAAACAACTGGCGACTATGTAGCATCATTAGTAGCTGGAACTAACATCACACTTTCTAATAATAGTGGTGAAGGAGCAACTCCAACAATCGGATTAACAAATAATTCAACTACTATTGGTACAACCGCAATTTCATTAGGTTCAAGTTCTACCACATTAGCAGGTTTAACATCGGTAACTTCGACTGCATTTGTAGGAGCATTAACAGGTAATGCATCAACTGCAACTACATTAGCAACTGCAAGAGCAATTAATGGTGTAAACTTTGATGGTTCGGCAGCAATAACGGTAACGGCAGCAGCAGGAACTCTATCAGGAGCAACATTAGCATCGGGTGTAACGGCATCTTCATTAACATCGGTTGGAACATTAACTTCTTTAACAGTAAGTGGAGCAACCGCAACGGGAGCATTAACAGTAACCGGAGCAATAACTGCAACAGGTGATATCACAGCATTCTATACTTCGGATAAAAGACATAAGAATAACATTCAAACTATTCCAAACGCTTTAGAAAAAGTAACTAAATTGAATGGTGTAACTTGGGAATGGAATGATGATGTGAATGAAGTAACAAAATCAACTCCTAAAACAGGTTTGATAGCACAAGAAGTACAAGAAGTTTTACCGGAAGTAGTTAAAACAAGAGACGATGGTTTCTTAGCATTAGACTATTCAAAAATGATGGGTCTAATGGTAGAGGCAATCAAAGAACAACAATCACAAATAGAAAAATTAAGAATGGATTTAGATAATTACGAATGTAAATGCGATAATTGCAAATCTAAATAATATTCAAAAGGTTTATAATAAATGTACGATGTTTACTACACTACCGCAGGAGGACCCTGGTTCAATAGCGGTGCTGATATATGGGTAACTAATTGGATAAAAGAAGTGGCACCTGATTTAAAAGTCAAGCCACTTCTACTTTTCCATAGACATAAACCTACAAATTACGAAGAATTTCCAATCGATATAGACCATATTTGGGAAACATCCGAAGATAAAATTATTGAAATATTAGAAGGTGCAAGACGTATACATATATTACATGGTCATTATACTCCAACCAGAGCCATTCATCAAAATTTGGAAAAGATTGATTCAATAATTTTTCACAATTTAACCAAAGTGTCTTTAATGGCACAACAAGATAAAGATGAATATCTACATTGGTACGGAAATTGGGAATACGAAAATGAATTAATAAATAAAATTAAAAATAAAGTTTGGGTAGGATTGTATCATTTTCCATATGAAACGGAAAACTTACATCATATTCCAAATAATTATACATTTACACAAAACAAAGAACTTTCAAACTCAACTACATTAGGATACGCAGCAAGAGTTGAAGGTAGAAAAAATGTTGAATATATGGATGGGTTGGGTGGATACATTTCTACTAATTCAGAAACATTCAACAAATATTATAAAAAGAAATATGGATACAAATTTGAAAAAGCAAAAGTTTACAAGTTTGATTACAAATATAAAGAAAGGTTCTACGCACTTGATTGGGGAATATCTCACTCTTGCTTTGAATATGAGCCATTCGGATATGGAATTTTTGAAGCAGTGGATTGGGGTAAGCTTCCAATACTACATGAAAAATGGCACGTACCACTTGATTATAAATACAAAGCGATTGATGCGTTATCGTTTAGAGAGACCTACGAAAAAATATGTGAAGATGATTACGAAACCCGTAAAACAGAGTTTGAAAAACTTAAGAATTGGATGATTAAAAACTTTTCCAATAAAGATGAATGGAAAGATAAACTTTTAGATATTTATAACGGAGAATAACACTTTATACTATGCCAAGAACAAATTTATCATTAGGAAATTTATATAGAGCAACACAGGGTTCGGCAAGAACCAGTCAAGCAGTTTCAATGAATGCAATGAACGCCGCAGCAGGAACACAAGCTGCATTTACATCATTTGCAGTAGATAGTATAACTGTAAATCAACCAACATTCACTTATATAGTAGAAAGTACCGAAGAAGCGGCAACATTTTCATTTGGTTCGGCCGGAGCTTTACATGGAACAAGAGTTGGAAGTGTAGCAGAAAACTATACAGTATCATTTAATAATGCAAATTTTTCAGTAGGTACTGCAACATTAGGAGCATCACCATCGTTTCCAATCACACCAGCATCAATTGCAGCTGCAAACTACTCTGAAGCTCAATCGGTTTTATCAATGACATATGCTGACGGATATAATTTAAATGCAACTGGATATAATGTTACATCTACTAAAACTTTATACGCAGTAGACGTTTATAATACAATTAACCAACCTGATTTCTGTTTATTATTTGGTACAAAAGTACAATTAACAAATGATACGGAAATTAATATTGAAGATTTAAATGTTGGAGATACTATTAAAGCATGGGTTCCTAATAATTTACCAGATGAATCTCAATCACCTGATAGTGAAAATGTAGAATGGAGATTTCATATGTTGGAAACTAATGCTGGTTCTTATCAAGAAGCAGTTGTTTCAGATATAGTATTTAACTTTGCAAGTGGATATTTTTCAATTAATGATGGTTTAATAAAAGCAACAGGAACACATCCTATTTGGGTATGGGATGCTGAAATTGAAAAGTATAGATTTAAATTAGCAGAAGATATATTACCTGCTGATAAAATTGTTAAATACGATGATATCAATGGTGTTCAAGAAATAGAAGTTTATAATATAGAAATAGTAAATGAAGATGTTGAAATTGTAACATTAAATGTTGAAAATTTTGACGTTTATTTAGCAAATGGTATTATATCTCACAACAAAGGAACAGCAACTCAACCTTATATTCCATCTTCTGGATTAAGAATGTATGTTGACCCAGGAAAAGCATCATCAACGGATGGTACCGCAACGGCAGACTGGTTAGACCTATCAGGATATAATACAGGTGTAAGACCTGCAGGTGTTACAAACGCAGCAAGTATTACAGGTGACAACCCATCGTATAATAATGGAGTAGGTAAAAAAGAAAAATATTGGGCAGGAAATGGTACAAATCAATTCTGGTATAAAGATACTACAACAAATATCAATGGTGGCATTTCTCAATTCAATACTAATACTGGTACAATTCATATGTGGGTAAGACCAACTACAACATTAGGTACAACTACAAGACACATTTTTGACTACGCAGGTTTTTATGGTTTGGCAATTGAATCATCCGATAGTTCTACTTTAAATAGAGTAAAATTCTATGGTAGTTCATTGGGAAATAGTGGACAATTAACGACTTCATTATCATCAAACGTTTGGTATATGATTTCAGCAACATTCCAACCATCAGGAACTGTAACAGTTTATGTAGATAAAACATCGGTAGGAACATTTACCGCAAATGCATTTACGGCACCTTCATCTACAAACTTTTTAACAATTGGTAGTAATAGTGCAAGAACAACATTCTGGAACGGACAAATTGGACCTGTATTATTCTATAACACATTACAATCAGCGGCAACAGTAGGACAAGTATACGATTTTTTCTCTCCAACATACAAATAAGAATTGTTGTTTTGATTGAAAATTTTATATTTATATTAAGAATTAATAAATTTAAATTAAAGCATATACAATGGCAGAAAAATTAGTATCACCGGGTGTTTTCACAAGAGAAAACGACCTTTCATTTTTACAACAAGGAGTAGGTGAAATTGGTGCAGCATTCATCGGCCCTTTTAAAGAAGGCCCTTTAACCCCAACAATCGTAAATTCACAGGCAGAATTTGAAACATTGTTTGGTACAGTAGATGACACATATTACACACCTTTAGCAGTACAATCATATTTAAGAGAAGCAGGAACTGCAACAATTTGTAGAGTAGCGGGTAAAGCTGGATATATAGAAACCGGCTCTATAATGTTAATCGCATCTAGTGGTTCAATGTCATCATCTTTGGGTGTTTTATTTAATACAACCTCAAGTGTACAAGTAGGATTTTCTGATGTTACTGCAAGTGCATTAGGAAGTGGAGATATTGGATTATCTGGAAGTTTATTTGGAGTATACACTACATCATTGGATTTAAGTGATTCAAATGATATAGAAGCTACATTTGGTGCATCTGCATATGGTACTAAAAAAGGGTACGCATATATGTATTTTAAAAATAATGCATTTGTAGCTAATACGGGTTCTTTCACATTATCTGGTGCAGACGGAATAGGAACAGGTTCATTTACATCATCTTTTGGTGTGAATATAAGTGCAAGTGCAATTGTTTTAGGAGAACAAAGATTTAATAGTGAAGCATGTGAGGCATTGACACCAATGATTCAATCTCAATTAATTAGTAATACAAGATACGATTTGTTCCAATTTGAAACAATTACCGCAGGTAATGTAGCAAATACCAAAGTAAAAGTTGGTATTTCAAATGTAAAAGCGGCGGGTTCAATTAACGGAACAGATTTCGGTGCATTTACAGTCGTAGTAAGAAGTTTCTCTGATACTGATAAGAAAAAAACTATAATTGAAACATTTGCAAACGTAAATTTAGACCCTAATTCTCCAAACTATATTAGTAGAGTAATTGGTGATAGAAAAAGAACAATCAACGAAACAACTGGTAAAATTACAGAAATTGGAGATTGGGTTAATAATTCAAAATATATTAGAATTACAAACTTAAATACACAAGCACCAGTTCAAGCTGTACCATTTGCCCACGCAGCATATAAATTACCAATAAGAGCAGCAGGACAATCGGAAGCATTAACTGCAACAACTTACGCAAGTTTGGTTCCAAGAGTAACATTCTCAACAGGTTCAGTAGTAGATTCTACAAAATTAAGTGGTATTGATTTGGATAATAATGATGATAATAAAGTATATATGAAACCAATTCCAGCAAATGCAGGTAATGGTTCCAACGCAATATTCTCATTAGATACTATTTGTGGATTAACATTAACTTCAAATGTATCAACTGATGTTTCAAAAAGACAATTTGTTGTAGCATTCCAAGAAGGTTTTGACGGATTTGCACCAAACAACAATGCAGCGGATTTAGACCCAGCAACAACGGCAGGTAAGGCAGCATATCAAAAACATATTGCAGCATTATCAAACGCTGATGAGTATGATATCAATATGGTAATTGCACCTCATGTTAATAGAGCTGACCATAGTTCAGTTTGGACTTCAATATTAGATATGGTTGAACAAAGAGCAGATGCATTCTTTATCGGAGATGCAGGTAACTCAACAACATCATTATCAGCAACTATAACACAAGCACAGGGAGTTGATTCAAACTACGCAGCAGTCTACTATCCTTGGATTAAAACAATCGATTTAAACACAAATAAATTAATAACAGTTCCACCATCAGTATTATTACCTGGAGTATTCGCAGCAAACGACAACGTTGCAGGAGAATGGTTCGCACCAGCAGGTTTGAATAGAGGTGGATTAGTAGGAGCAGTTGGTGTATTAGATAGATTATCTCAATCTGAAAAAGATGATTTATATGAAGGTAAAGTAAATCCAATTGTACAATTCCCAGGACAAGGTATCGTAGTATTTGGACAAAAAACATTACAAGATAAACCATCTGCATTGGATAGAATCAACGTAAGAAGATTATTATTAACAGTTAGAAAATACATCGCATCTACATCAAGATATTTAGTATTCGAACAAAATTCTGCAGAAACCAGAACTAAATTCTTAAACATTGTAAACCCTTATTTAAGTGGAATCCAAAGTAGACAAGGTTTATACGCTTTCAAAGTAATTATGGACGATTCAAACAACACACCAGATGTAATCGATAGAAACATCCTTAAAGGAGCTATCTACTTACAACCAACTAAAACGGCTGAATTCATTCAAATTGATTTCAACATTTTACCAACTGGCGCAAGTTTTAACGGATAATTTAAAAAATAGATATTTATAAAAGAACAATAAAATATAAACAAAGATGCCAACAATATTAGGATTTGACAAGATGTTTTACAAAGAGTTTGAACCAAAGCTTCAGAATAGATTTATTATGACGGTTGATGGTATCGAATCTTACATCATCAAAACAGCAAGTAGACCAACTTTCACATCGGAAGTAGTTGAATTAGACCATATTAATGTAAAGAGAAAGATTAAAGGTAAATCAACTTGGGATGATATAACAATCACACTTTATGACCCAATCGTTCCATCAGGAGCACAACAAGTAATGGAGTGGATTAGACAATCACACGAATCGTTGACAGGTAGAGATGGTTATTCTGCTTTTTACAAAAAACAACTTACATTCCAATTATTAGGACCAGTAGGTGATGTAGTAGAAGAGTGGTCGTTAGTTGGAGCATTTATTTCTCAAGCTAACTTCGGTGAATTAGATTGGTCAAACACAACTGACCCTGTTTCAATCGAATTAACAATTAGTTACGATTACGCCATATTAGAATTCTAATATAAACAAATTATAAAAAAGAAGGGGATGCAGCAATGTTATCCCCTTTTTATTTTTTTAAAAACATAATATATATAATAAACACAATAGTTATATATTATGGAACAAAACATTGAACAACAAGTTACAAGAGGTGGTATCACACCAACCGTATATCCAACAGGATTACCAAAATCATTCCCATTTGCAACAGAGATAATTTCACTTCCATCGGAAGGATTATGTTATCCGGAAAACCATCCTTTATCAAAAGGTAGTATTGAAATAAAGTTATTAACTGCAAAAGAAGAAGATATTTTAACTTCTATAAATCTAATAAGAAGAAACGAACATATAAACAAAATGTTGGAATCTATCGTAGTAGAGCCCGGAGTTAATATAAATGATATTTTAGTAGGTGATAAGAATGCAATATTAGTAGCATCTCGTATGTTAGCGTTTGGTGCAGAATATGATGTAACAGTTGATGACCCGGAAACAGGTGAACCAACTCATGTTAAAGTTGACCTTTCTAAAATACAAACAAAAGAATTAAATAAGGAAATTTTAAATAGAAAAAACGAATATGAATTTGTTTTACCTATTTCAAAAACAGCTATTAAATTTAAATTTTTATCACATGGTGATGAAATTGCAATTAGTAAGGATGTTGAAGCTATTGAAAAAATAACAAAAACATCTGGTGAAATTACTGCAAGATATAGGAGACAAATTGTTGAAGTAAATGGTATTAGAGATACTGGCCATATAAGTAATTTTGTTACAAATGGTTTATTAGCAGGTGATTCTAAAGCACTTAGAAAATATGCAAATTCAATAACTCCGGATTTGAATTTAACATTCAAATATACAACTGCTAGTGGTGAGGAGGAGGCTCTCAGAATCCCTTTTGGGGTTGACTTTTTTTACCCTATCGACTGATTATAGTATAGCTTTACATCAAAAGATTTTTCAAATGATATACAATTCCAATGGTGGATTCACATGGAATGACGTATATTATATGTCCATCAAATTAAGAGAATTTTATTGGAATGAATTAGTTAGAAGTAAAAAAACAGAAACTGAACAAATAGAGCAAGCAAATAAAACAAGAACATCGGCCTCTAAAGCTAGACGAAAATAGTATTGATTTATATTTATATACAAACATGGAATATGGCGAAGCAAAAATTAGTTGAAATAAATGTATTTTCTAAATTACTTAATTTATTTTTTACAGCAAAATCTAAAAATAAAGAAACTGCGTTTTTGAATAAAATAAAAAATTCAGACGAAGATGTATGGAAAGCATTTGATGATATAAATTCTAGAATAAATGCTTCTACTGATAAATTGAACAAATATAATTCCAAATTCAAAGATATTGACTTTTCCGATTTAAACTAATTTAAGTAATGGCAAAAGGCAAAACCCCTAAGAATAACAATTTAAAGAGTAAACAAAAACAGGCCGCACCCAAGCCACCTGCACAGGCTACCAATGCTCCTCCACCAATTGTTGATGATAAAGCAGCAAAAAATTCCGAAAAAATGGCTGAGGCTCTTTTAGAGGCTAGAAAAGAAGCTAAAGATTTGTTTGAGGACATGTCGGATATTGATGAATCGGTTAAAAGTATTGGCCAGGGAATTGATAAAAATAATAAAGGATATAAAACTTTTTC